CGTAGGTCAGCGGCGGGAAGAAGAGCATGACGTCCCCCACCTCCAGGTTCGCCGTGCCGGAAGCCCGGAAGCCGAACAACCCGGCGACGGGCCCTACGGCCACCGCCGTTGTCAGCACCGGGTCGCCGTCGAGCCGCACGACCGCCTCGTACCCCGCCGGCGTCTCGGTCGTCGCCAGCTCGAAGTGGTAGTCGACGGCAGCGGGCATCGGCCAGGGGAGAGCGGCCGCGGCGACGAGCGCCTCGACACCTGCGACACAGGTCCAGACGGCCACCGTCTGGGCGGTGTAGTCGAAGCGCACGAAGGCGAAGTTGGCGCCGTCGTTGTAGTGGAACAGGAAGTCCGCCTGCGAGCCAGCGGCCGCCCCCTGGAACGTCGCCCGGTAGACGAGGGTGGTGAAGGAGAGCGTCAGCAGGGTGTAGACGGCCCGGCCCGGGGTCACCGCCGACCACTGCGCCGTAGCGCGTCGGGCGGTCGTGTCGAGCGTGACGGTGCCCACCCTCTCCCCCCACTGGGAGAAGTCGCGGTCCCAGGTCTCGAGTGCGTCCACCCACCGCAGACGCACCCGCTGCGAGCTCGGCCGGGTGACGTCGACGATCTGGGTGACCAGACCGCGCAACGTCGCCCCGGGGTCCACCACGTACAAGTCGAACTGGTAGGCCCCGAAGACGGGATCGTCGATGGGGTCGAGGAGCACGGGCCCGTCGCCGAGGTAGTCCTCGTCGGTGAGGTAGCGCCAGTGGAAGTAGTCCCGGTACAGCACGGGCTTGGCGGTCAGCAGCGAGATCCAGCGGATCCAGCCGTACGGGAGCCCCTTGAGCTTCCACAAGGCGACCGCAGAGCGCAGGAGCGCCCGCTTCTGCGCGGACGAGAGCTGGCGCACCAGCCAGTCCCACTCGTCCGTGAGCCCCACCAACCAGAGGGCGTAGTCGAGCGTCGTGCGGCCGTCGGAGCCCTGGATCTCCGGCATGTCGAGGGGGTCGAGGGCCTCGAGCATGTCGACGCGCCGCTGCACCGCGGAGTCGAACCAGGTCTGCATGCCGCCGAGGAACCGCTCAAGCAGCTCGTCGCCGCCGTCCTGCTTGACTGACCCGGTGTAGAGGTCGACCAGGTTGACGGGATTGGTGACCGTCAGCGCCACGCTACACCGCCGTGACCGTGACGACCCACGTGCCCATGCGCGGGAGTTCGTTGTCGGCGAGGATCAAGGTGACTGGACCTCCTCCGTCGACGTCGGTCACCTCCACATCCCGGACGTCGCCGACGGTGGCCCGGTTGAGCCAGATCGCCCCGGCGATCTGCGTCGGGGAGACGCGCCCCTCGAAGGCGCCACCGCCCGGCTCCCATTCCCAGGTGCCGTCCTCCTGGACGGCGAGGGGATCCAGGAGTTCGGTCAGCACGTCCTGGACTGCCGACTCCACCCCCACCGTCGAGCCGGCGACGGAGACGGTGATCGCGCCGTCGATGGCCTCGGAGATGAAGTTGGCCGCGGTCAGCTCCAGATTCGCGACGAGGCGCCGGTCGGGGTCGTTGGGATCGGTCCCGTTGAGGAACTCGCCGATGGCGGTGAGGATGGCCGCGGAGGCGAACCCTCCCCCGGCCCCCACCACCCGCAGCCCGATGGTGCCGACGCCGTACTCCTCCTCGTTGCCCCAGGCCCGCACGATGGGACGCGAGCCATCCGGCGTGGTGTACTCGTCCACCACCAGCACGCTGCAGTCGTTCGGCGTCACGGCCCGGTTGCGGGTCCGCATGGATGCCGGCTGGAGCCGCTTCTGGATCTCGAGGTCGGCCTCCGTGCTCCCCTGCGGCGCCTGCCAGCCGCTGGCCGGCCGCGGGTTGGTCAGGTCGGTGACGTAGCCGAGTCCGGAGGTGTTCTGCGTGATGGTCCCGGCACCGACGTTGCCGTCGTCCTCGGCGCCGATCCGGTAGGTGGCCACGATGGCGTCGCCCACCGGCGGGATCGCCCCGTTGACACCGTCGCCGAAGCGCACCTCGAAGGTGCCGTCCTCCTGGACGTCGAGGAAGGCGATCAGCTCGGCAGGGTCCGCTCCGAAGAAGTCGGCCGGCTCCTCCGTCACCACCCAGTTGGGGTCGGCCCCCACCAGCAGGGCGGTCAGGGTGCCCTCGATGTAGGGCGACCGGTTGAGGGCGAAGGTCTGCGAGGCCGTCCCGTCGCTGTTGCCGAGGTCATCCTCGATGGTCTCGCCCTGGGTGGCCTCCACCAGCACGTAGAAGTCGCCTGTCGTCGGGTCGATGGCAGCGTTGAGCACGGGCGACGTGGGACCCACGACGCTGATCACGCGCCAGCGCAGCCAGTAGGAGGTCGTCCCGTTGACCGCCCGCTGTTCCCAGTTGGCGGTCACGGCCTGCGGGAGCGTCCAGGCGGTGTCGTCCGCAGCGATGTTGTTCAGGTCGGCGTTGTTGCCCGTGACCGTCACCCCGGTCCAGGTCACCGAAAGGACGTAGTCTGCCGCGGTCGTCGACGGCGTGGCGCCCTGGCCGAGGGTGGCCGTGGTCACGACCTGGTTGACCGCTCCGCTCCACGTCGAGGAGAAGGTGGCGGACTGCCCCGTGGGAACACACAGAATTGTGACGAGTGCGCCGGTGCGGTTGAACGCCCCCAGCAAGCTCGTCAGGTCGAAGGTGAGGTTGGGACTCACCCAGCTCACGCCGGTCGGGGTGGCCTCGCTGTCGCCGCTGTACTCCCAGACGGCAGCGATGCCGGCCTGGGCCACGGACAGGTCGATGTCCATCGCGTCCCACATGGCGTCAGCGTGGCCGAAGTAGATCATGTCTCCGGCTTCGGCCGCCGTCACCCAGGGGGCTGCTCCGGCTGCCCACGCCACGTAGGCAGCGAGCCCGGAGTCGAAGCCCCACACGGTGCCGAGCTGGTCGGTGCGCTGCACCCCCTGCGCGGCAGCGCCCGACTCGAAGCCGATGGGGTCGGTGTTCTCCCCGGCGATGGTGGAGAAGACCGACCGGGCGGGGACCAGGTTGGCCTCGTCCGCGGTGAAGGTGCGCGTGAGCCTGGCGAGCACGTCGGCCACGGCAGGGGAGGCCTCGTTGAGCCGCTGGTCGATCAGGCGCAGCAGAGCGTTGAGCGACGTCCGGCGCCGCAGCGTCGGGACGTACAACTCCCGAGCGGTGAAGTCCCCCCGGACGTTGACCAGGTGCCCGATGATCGCCGCCATGGCGATGAACTGCATGACGGGGTCGTCGGGGGCTTCCTCGGACAGCTCGGGCAGGTGCTGGCGCTTGTAGACGAGCAGTGCCTGGTAGATCTCGGGGTAGAACTCGGCCAGCCACGAGAAGTCGGGGATCGTGATCGTCGTCGGCATCAGCCGCCTACCTCCAGCTCCTCGTCGAACGTCTCGTCGGTCCGCAGGTCACGCCACGACAGGTTGATCAGGAGAACGCCGGGGCGCCCCGGGATGGTCTCCACCTCCGGCGTTCCGACAAGCTCGGCCCGCTCGCGCGCAGCATGCCCGGCGAAGGTCTTGACCACCTGCGCCAGGATGTCCACCCGGGCGCTCTCCGGCTTGGCGAAGACGACCTCTTCGGTGAAGCCGACGTCCTGCAGCCAGGGGTGGGTGGTGGCTCCGCGTGGCTGCAGGGACAGCCCCAGCATCTGCTTGGTGGCCTGGGCCCCCTGCGAGAGCAACGACGTCTGCCGGAAGCTGCCCCGCTCGTCGGCAGTCCAGGGGAGGCGGATGGTGCGCGGGGTGGACATCTACGTCGCCTTCACGGTGCCGGAGAGGGCGTTGGCCGGCATCGCAACGGTGGGCGCCCCCGTAGGCCCAGGCACCCCGGGGTGCAGAGGCTGCGTGTACAGGTGGACATGGCCATCCGAGTATGCCTTGAACGTGTCTCCCAACACCACGGACTCCGTCGCCCCTTCGCCGAGTTCAATCGTGCCGCCGTCGACCACGATGGTACCAGACCCCCGCACAAACACGCGCCCGTCCCGGGCCAGCACCACCGAGGCCCCCTCCGCCACCATGATCCCGGCGACGTTCGGGTAGAGGTCGGCCAGGTCGTCCGGGAGGTCTTCCCGCCGCCATGCCGGCCCGAACCACCACCAGTCGTCCGGGCGCCCCGGGATGCGCTCCACCTCGACGAACTGCCCCACCTGCGGCATGACGAGCATCGGCGCCGGCATGGGCCGAACGAAGTCCGGATGCTCGCCGCCGATCTGGGGCCACCCCACCTTGATCCAGAAGGCCTGGTCGAGATCCTCGGAGACGGCGGTGACGCGGGCGCGATAGCTCACCTCACCCCTCCCTTCGGCACCGACCTCGTCGACGGGAGCCGGTTCGCCGTCAGGTCGCAGAAGTACGGCCCGGACTTCTGCCAGCCGTGGATTACGTTCATGATCAGATAGTCGCCGTCCCAGCGGTCCTGCATGCCCCGGAAGGTGTGCCGGTCCCAGGGCAGGATCCGCTCCATCCCCACCACGGTGAAGTCCGCGTTGGCGAAGGCGAGCTGACGCGCCCGGAAGCGCCGGCGGGCGAAGTCGAGCGCCTCGGTCTCGTCCTCGAAGGTCAGGAACTCGAGGGGGTTCTCCTCCGTCCCCTCCCCGATGGCCTGGACGCGGACCGCCGCTCCGTCCTTGATCTCCTGCCGCAGGTCGAGGCCTGCGACCTTCCCCGACCAGAGCACGTTCGGCTCGGCATCGGCGTCGGCCACCTCGACGACGATCTCCCGCTCCTCGCCGGCGAGCCGGTCCAGGTAGACGACGGAGAGCCTCGAGGGGGTGTCCCCCATGGCGGGCTCGATGGCCCACCGACGCAGGGTGCTCGACAGCCGGGCGTCCTCGCCGGGCTCGTAGCGGAAGACGTACTGCTCCACCTGGGTGTCGAGCCGGAAGGGCTCGAAGGTCAGCACGTCGGCCCCCCGCCCCCCTCGCGCCGCCGGATCCCACCGGACGTACCAGCGGAAATCCGTCCCCGCCTCGTTACGAGCGGTGGCTGCGATCTGATCGAGGAAGACCAGGTCGCTCGTCCCGACCTCTTTCACCCGGGCGCGCTTGCGGGGGAGCGTGGCCGAGACGTTCGGCTCGATCCCCGCGTGCCGGGCGATCTGGATGACCGCCTCCTGGTCGCTGACGTCCCGCCCGAAGCGCCACGGGGCCTGATTGCGCAGCAGCCGTGCCGCGGCCGAGTAGCCGATCACCTCCACCACCCGGCCGCGCTCGTCGCCGCGGGGGGCGGAGACCTGCAGGTCGTAGCGCCCCATGTGGTGCAGCGGCCCCGTCTCGTCTCCGCTGCGCACCTCGAGGCTGTTGCCCTCGGCGAAGACGTAGCCGTCGAGCAAGTCGCGCACGCGGCGCTGGTCGGTGACGGGCACGACTTGCAGGGTGACCTGGTCCGCGCCGTCCACCCCCATCTCGATCTGCACGCCGGCGACCTGCCGCAGCACGTCTTCCTTGAGCGTCGTCCCGTTGACGGACAGCTCGTAGCGAGGGGCGAACCCCTTGCGCCGGTAGGTGCGCCCCGTGCCCACGTCGAGGGGGAGGAACGCCTGGGCGGTCTCCGGCATCAGCTCGGGACGGTCCCGGCAGCGGACCGAGCCAGCACGAGCGCCCTGTAGGCGTCCTCCAGGTCGTCACCGTCGACGAAGGGCACCGACACGAGTCGCACCGGGGCCCGGATGTCTGGGTGGTCCCGGCCCACTACCAGCACCCGGGCCCCGGGCGTCTCGATCCCTCCCACCAGCTCGGGATGCCTGAGCCGGAGGTTGACCCCGAGCAGCGGATCGCCGTAGGCGCGTTGCGCGATCAGCTCGAACGTGTCCCCGGGCTTGAGCACGTACTCCACGGACTCCGCCGGGGGCGCCGCGGGGTCGGAGACCTCTACGTCGACCGGCGCCGTCTCGACCATCGACAGGGCGACGGCCACCTCGGCCATGGCCCCGTTCTTCCACAGGCGCCGGATAGTCAGACCGGCGCGGTCGAAGAAGACCTCCCGGGAGACCTGGTCCCCCCAGGAGAACCGGCAGCGGGGGGGGCGCCGCAGCTTGTGGTGCCGCTTGACGAGCCCCATGAGCTGGTCCACCCGCTGGCGCAGGTCGTCCCCGGGCCGCTCGGAGTACAGCTCCACGGTGACGGAGGCGCGGTCGGACGCCCCTCCCAGGAACTGCACGAGCTCGCCCTGGTCGTTGACCCCTTGCGACGTGCCGTAGCTCGCCTGCGCTCCGATCTGCACCCCTTCCCGCGGCCGGAAGTCCCCGATCTGCACGAAGGGCACAGCGGGATCCAGGCTCTTGATCCGCCACTGCCGGCGGTCGGGGCCGTCGACGACGAAGCCGGTGGGGTCCTGGATGAAGGCGAGGACGTCGGCAGGGCTGGTGGGGACGGCGGGCATCAGACGGTCCCCGGTGCCACGCGGAGCACCTCGACGCCGGAGCGGAGGATCCGGTTGCGCTCCGCCGCGGAGAACTGCCGCCCGCTCCCCCCTCTGGCGTTGGTCCGAGCGGCGTTGCGCCCCAGCCCCTTGGCGAGCTTGCGGCCGTCCATGTCGACGTTGACGGTGGTCTCCTTGTCGGCGGTCTCTTTCACCGTCCCGTTGAGCCGGTCAATGGCCTCCAGCAGCTTCGGGATGTCGCCGACGCTCTCCCTCACGCCTGGCAGTACCGTCTCGTAGGCCCCCTTCTGGATATCCTGCACCAGCGCCCGGAACTGCTCTCGCTCACGCTGCCCCATCCCGGCGAACTCGGTCGGGACCTTGCCCTTCGCAACGGCGGACCGCAGCCGCCTCACCTGCCCCTGCGTCTTGGCGAGCGTGCGCTCCATGATGACGTCGACGCTCGGGCCGGGCGCCTGCTCCGCCAGCACGTCCCCGATCTTCTGCTTCGCCCCTTCGGCGAAGGCCATGCGCTCGGCAGCCCGCAGCAGGCGACGTCGACGCTGGGCGGCGAGGCTGGCGGCCTCCTGCCGCCGCGTGGCCGCCTGTCTCTCCGCAGGCGTCTCGCCGCCCTCTCCGAGCAACTTGCGCAGCCCCCTGTAGACCAGCTCATCGGCCCCAAGGGAGTTGAGCCACTGTCCAATCTCCCAGCCGACCATCCCGGCGGCGGCGACGAGCAGCGTATTGCCGAACGTCAGCGACGCCTTCCCGATGGGGCCGAAGATCGTCCCCGCTGCACCGACACCCATCTTCGGCCCTACCCAGAACATGCGACGGGTCGACTTGGCCGCCCCACCCAGCGCCCCGGAGAAGGCAGACAGGTCGACCGGCAGGCCGCGCATCGTCGCGATCCCGCCGGTCGTGGCGATGCCGAGGATCTTCATCTTGCCGGCGGTCTTCACGGTCTCGGTCTTCAGCATCCCGAGCGCGCCAGCGAGCCCCTGGGCGGAGACGACCTGGGCGAACTGAAACGCACCAGCCCCCGCCTGCGCCAGCCCCATGCCGATCTGGAGCGCCTTGAACTTGATCCACGTGGAGACGAGTTGCTTGGAGACTGCCAGAATCGTCTCCAGGTTGTCCCGTAGCCACCCCATCGTCTTCTTGGCCGTCTGCAGCGCCGACCGCAGGCCCGTCGCCAGCGACCGCATGGCGCCACGAAGCTCTCGGGGGTTGGCCCGCAGCGTATCGACCATGTCGCCCAGCGCGTTGGCCGCCTCCCGAACAACCGGGAGTAGCTCGGTCCCCACGTCCTTCGCCAAGCTGGAGAAGTTGGCACCAAGCCGCCGAAGCTGGTGTTTCGTCTTCTGCTCGACCTTGGCAAACGCCTCCTGGAGTTGTACTGACCTGGTCGCCATGTCCTCCATGGACTGCGTGTAGGTCGCCATGCCGACCTTGGACGTCAGCGCCAGGACCACCTTGAGGCCCTCGACGGAGCGGAACATCCTCTGCATGACCGAGACGTTGCCCTTCGCCTTTCTGGTGATCTCTTCGAGGAAGGGGACGAAGCCTCCGGCTGCCTTCATGCCCGCGACCCCCCACTCGATCCCGATCTTTTTCGCCATCTTGATCGCCCGGGGCTGCTGCTGCATCAGGTTGGTGAACGCTGCGCGCAGACCGGTGACGACCTCCGCCGTCACGATGCCCTGCTTGGACACGCCGGCGATGACCGCCGAGAGCTGGCGGAAGTCCACGTCCAGCTTGGCCGCGAGTGGACTGACCTGCCCGAGGCTCTGCGCCAGCTCATCGAAGGTGGTCTTCCCGAAGCGGTTGCTCACGAAGAACGCCGAGGCCACCTCTTCGGCCCGGTCGACGGACAGGCCGTAGGCGTTGATCACGTTCGTCAGCCCGTCGACCGCGACGTTCATGTCCGTGAAGCCGCCAACAGCGGCCTTCGCCGCCACGGTCATGAACTCCATGGACTTCGTCGCCGGCACCGAGGCCGAGATCGCCTGGAACATACCCTCCTGCATGGTGCTGGCGGCGACCCCGTACTGCCGCGTCAGCTCCCCCATCTCCCGGCTGATCTGCGGCAGGCGCTCCAGGTCTGGGCCGGTCAGCAGGGTGCCGATCCGCGCCATCCCCGTCTCCCAGTCCAGCGCCTTCTTGACCCCCACGCCGAGCGCAGCGCCGACCGGCACGAGCGCCAAGCCGAACTTGGCGATGGTCCCCGCGGCCGTGCGCGCCGCTATCCCTGCGTTCTGCAGCCCCGTCTGCAGGCGGAACGTCCCCGCCTGCGCCTTGTTCATGTTCTTGACGGCATCCCGGGACTGGAAGTCGAGGATCGCCCCGAGTCCCATGGTGCGGCCGCCTCCGCCGAACGCCCGGGAGAACGCCCCCATCTACCGCAGCTTCGCCCCCTGGACCTCCGCCCAGGTTCGGTACAGCTTGTGGGCCGTCTTCAGCATCGATCTTCTCACCGCGTCCTCCATGGCGAGCACCTCCGATGCTGGCTGGTGGCAGACGTGCCCCAGGAAGGCTAGCTGCTCACCAACCTCCTGCGGCGTCGGCGCATCCTCCGCACCTCCTGCCCGAAAAAATCCAGGCTACTGAACGGCACCCCCACGTAGAACGTGCTCTTGCAGCGCGCGCACTCCGCACCCATGGCCATCTCTGGACCACCGGACAGCAGGTCCAGGTCGAGGCCCAGCCCCACGGCGTCGTCGGCAGACAGCCGCTCCAGCACCGGCCTCGGGATCGTGACACGCCCCTCGACGGTATCGGTGCTGACGATGGCCCGCTGCAGGTTCGCCACCTCCTGCTCCCCTTCCGAGGCGAGTTGGCCGTCTCCGAGCTCGCAGCATGCGTCCCACGGCGCCGGCTCCATGGCGACCGCGCTGACCGTCCGGTCGCCGGGGAATCTGAAGTCGTCGACCAGCTCGCACTCGATGCGCGGCAGGGCGTCGAGATGATCCCACGCCCGCACGCGCATCTGCGACAGGTGGAGCGGCACGTCCTGGACCGCCCCGCACGACACCTGGGGGCAGATGATGTCATCCCGGACCAACACGTCCGAACCGCGACGGTCGATCCAGTACCTGACGAGCATCTGCAGGACCGATGAAGACGGCAACGAGCGCATGAGGAGAGCGGCCTCTTCGACCCCCATGTCGGTCAGCCTGCGCCCCTGTACGCTCTCCAGCGAGACCGCCAGGAAGTGGGCGAGGTAGAGCATGGGACGCGCCTTGAGCGTCTCCGGCACCTTGCGTCCCCGCTCCAGCTTCAGCCCCAGGTTGGCGGTGCGGAAGGTGTAGGAGACGTCTGGGCCGACGGCGCACGGGAGCCGGTGGCCGAGGTCGCCGACCGTTGTCCACCGCTGTCCCTCCAGCAACTCGTCGGACAGGTCCTCCTCTGGAACGGTGCCTCCGTCCGCCTCGTCGGGGACGGTGCTCTCTTTCTCCGGGGGCATGCCCCCCTCGGTCTCGTCGGGCTTCGTCATCCTCGCCTCCGGGATAGGCTCGGGCGAAGCGACGGCGTTACGTGAGTTCGTTGACGCCGTCGCACGTGAAGGTCAGCTCCTTGGTCACCTCGGTGGCGTCCTCGGAGACCGACAGGTCGGTGATCGACCACATGCGCGGGCAGACCTTCAGGAGTTGGAGCGTGCCCACCTCCTCGCGGTCCTCCGTCTGCAGGATCAGGGTGCAGTCGATGTGCTCGCGGGTGCTGCGCCAGGTGCGCAGGAAGGCGAGCGCCACGCGGTCCCGCACCTTGAAGGTCATCGTGAAGTCGAACGGCACCCGCTGGTCCGACACCCGCCGGGTGCGGTCGGGCCGCTCGACGGCCACGTACTCGTCCTGGATGCCCGAGATGGTCACGGGCTCGAGCCGGGCGGTGCCGGCGAAGAGGACGAACTTCGTGCTGCGGGCGTCGTCCTGTCCTGGGGTCGGCATGCTGCTTGCCTCCTATGCTAGGGCGCAGGCGCCCGCTAGATCTCCACGCCCAGCTCGGAGAGCCGGAACCAGATCTGCTCGGCCGTGTTCGGCAGGTACAGGCCGAGGTCCACGATGACCCGGCCGGCGGCGATGGTGGCCGCGGTGTTGTTCTCGTCGTCGATCTGGATCTGCACCGCGTCGTCGAACTCCCGATCCGAGTCGAACCAGCCGTCCTCGTAGTGCGGCAGCAGGAGCTGGCGCAGGGCGACGTTGAGCCGGCCCCACAGGGTGGTGTCGTTCGTCTCAAAGATGTACTGGGCGAAGTTGCCGGGGTAGACGAGCTCCCGCCCCACCTGCCCCTTGATCGCCCGCTTGTGGACCCAGACCTCGGTCTCCCCGGGGCACCGGTCGCCCCAGATGATGAAGTCGGTCGTGCCGCGCTTCGTGATGGTCCGGATGCCCGTCAGGTTGAGCTGCTCGGCATCGGGGAGCACGTCGTCGTTCGCTTTGAGCAGACGCAGGACGCCCCGCAGCTTCGTCGAGGTCCCCGACGGCGCCTTGCCCATGCCGTTGCTGGCCCAGGAGCGCGCCTGCAGCCCCATGATGTGGCCAGCCAGGGAGACCTGCTCCTGCCCTCCTGCGCCGTCCCGGGCGTCGACGAAGCCCCACGACGGCCAGAAGGGCCACATGAAGTCGTCGAGCCCCCAGTCGTCCGAGATCTTGGCCACGGCAGCGGCCTCGGTCAGGACGGTGATGGCGTACTCGGGCAGGAAGACGGCGTTGATGTCCGCGGCGAGCTGGTTGCCCGCGGCCACCACGTTGTCGAACGCCCAGCCGGGGGCGGCGATGACGATCAGGCCGGTGTTGTCCTCCTGGATCTCGGCGATGCTGCCGTTCTGGTCGAGCGCTCCGACGACGTCCGCGGCGGCCAGGGCGGCGATGCCGTCGTAGCCCGCCTGCCCCTCCTGGTCGTACTCGATCAGGATCAGGGAGCCGTCGGTGCCGGTCCAGGTGGCAGCGGCCGGCATCAGGATCCCGATGGCCGTGCCGCCCGTGTAGGTGAAGCTCACCAGGCCGCCGGTCCCCTCGCTGCCCAGCGTCACGGTCCCGTCGGCGTTGATCGTCGCCAGCAGACAGGCAGCGTGGGCGTCCCAGTCGGCCTTGAGGGCGGCAGCGGTCAGGTTGACCGTGTCGGGGAAGGTGTAGTCGGCCACCGCCACCGCCGTCCCGTCCTGGGTGACGGAGATCCCCGTCAGGGTGACCGGACCACCGTGGGAGCCGGCCGCGGTGTTCCACGGGCCCGCCGCGGTGGTCGTCGCCCCCGCCTGGAGGGGGACGCTCGCCAGAGAGGTCAGGTCGTAGCTCGTCGGCACCGTCACGGTGCGGGAGGTGCTGGACTGGATCGGGACGCTCACGCCGGCGTTGGTGCCGTCGCCGTCCGGCCAGAGCCGGGCCCCCACCATCTGCCCGTCGGTGGGGAGCGCCTTGACCCGGATCACGATGACGTCGCCGGCCTGGAAGGCCACGGCGCCGGCGGTCACGGTGAAGCCCATGAGCTGCGGGTGCAGCGCGTCCAGCGCGTTGGCCCCCAGCGCCCCCGCGTTCGGGATGTCCTCGATCCCCAGGTCGGTGGCCACCGTGTAGGTGGTCGGCGTCAGGAAGGTCAGCGTGATGGTCTGCGGGCGCAGGTCGGTGCCGTAGGTGAAGGTGTCGATCCACCCCGTCGCGTTGCCCACCGTCCGCTGCCACTCGACGATTCGCAGGGTCAGGCCGCCGGCGGAGACCGCGGTGGCGATGCCGGCCCAGTTGGCGGGCCGGGCGTCCGCCTGGTCTCCCCCCGTCCAGGCGTTGACCAGCGTGACTTCGTGGTTGTTGCTGTCGTTGTTGACCCGTCCGGCGATCTCGGAGCGTCCGGGGATGCCGGCGACCATGGACAGGTCGGGGTAGTGCTGCTGCTCGAAGCGGTCGAGCTTGACCCGCAGGCCGCACTCGATGGCGGGGCGCCTGGCCCCCCGCGGGGAAACGCGCAGGGCGACGGCACGCCGGGTCGCCCCCTTCTCCTCGTCGGTCTCCAGGTTGACGACCTCGACCATCCAGTAGAGGTTCGTCGGGTCGTCGGCCGCGATGTCGGTATCCATCGTGGCATCGGCTTCGACGCTGATCACGCCGGCCGTGGTGTTGCTCACGATGGTGTAGGTGCGGGCGCTCACGCCCCGCAGGGTCAGCGTGCCGCCGCGCAGCTCGTTGAGCAGCATCGTCTTACTGGTCGCCACGGTCGTGACCGTGATGTTCGCCAGCAGGGGAAGCAGACCGCCGAGGATCTTCTGCTTGCCGCCGTCCCGGCCCGCCCACTCGCAGACGGCCGTGACCGCCGTCGGGGTCAGCGTGTCGTCGTTGCGGCACAGGACGCCGCGGGGGCACCGGCGGGTGAGCAGGGTCCAGGTGGAGGCCACCTCGGTCCCGTCGCAGACGCGCTCGGTGTACAGCGCTCCGCCGCCCTCGGCCATATCGAGGAAGGCCCGGCAGGCCTGCTCGGCGCAGTGATCCGCGGCCGCGTCGACCTTGACGCCACGGCGCCGCCAGAGGTCGGCCATGGAACGGATCGCCACGGGGGGCACCCCGGGACCGCCCACGGGGCCCCGGCGGTACGAGCCGAGGACGTAGCTCGTCCCGATCTGCCCCGGCTGGGGCGGCCGGGGGGTCGTGAGCTCCTCGAGCCCGACTCCAGGGGCGTTGATCGGGCCGTAGATGCGGCTTGGCATGCTCGTCCTCCGCTACGTGGCGTTCTCCGCCACCGTTGGCACCATCTCGTTGAGCAGGGCTGCGGCTGTGTCCTGGCCGCGGTACGCGATCATCCCGGCCGCCTCGAAGGAGGCCCGCGCGTCGACGACGTTGTCGCCGCCCCCGTCGCGCGGGGTCCAGTTGCCCAGACGGCGCACGGATACAGGCTCTCCGGTCACCCCTGAGTAGGCCCAGGTCGTCAAGGCGTCCACCGCGTCGCACAGCCGTTGCAGCTCGGTATCGTAGCCCGCCACCGCCAGGACGTCCAGCACCAGCCGGAAGTTGTCGGGCCGGTCGATCTCCCGGGCCGTGAGCGCGGCTCGGTCCTTGACCGCGGTGGGGACGTGCCGGCTCGGCTCGTCGACGACCTCCACCCCCTGGATGATCAGGGCCGGGAGCCGGCTCACCTCCAGGTAGTCGCGATGCGCGGCGCGCGCCACGAGGGGGGCGACGTTCATGTCGATCAGCAGCTCGTCGCCTGCGTCCTGCGCAGCGGTCAGGGTGACCCGGAACGTTCCGGCGTTCCACGCCTGGAAGAGGTCGATCTGCTCGGTGGGGTCGTCGGTGACGTTGTGCACGGCGAAAGGGGTCACGTCCGCCGGCCGGTACTCGACCATGGTGGACAGGTCCACCGTCCCCGACCCGTCGGCGTCCTCGCTGTACCTGGCCGGCGTGGCCGCGGTGGCGAAGTAGGGCATGACCGTCCGCAGGACCAAGTCTTCGACCGGGCTCGGGCTCCAGATCCTGGCGAAGGCCCGGGCGCCGTAGACGGTCGGGGTGATGTCCTCGTCCGACGTCGCCAGCCGGAAGGCCACGCGGACGACGGTGCCGGTCCAGGAGGGGAAGCCTTCGACGAGCTGGGCCTCGGTGTTCCAGTTGCCGGAGACCGCGGGGTCGGTCACCTGCCAGGCCGCGCCGTCCCACCGGTACAGGCTGGCGGTGGCGTCGCCGAGGAGGAACCGGACGTTGGTCGTGGGCTCGGGCTCGGCGTAGAGCAGCTCGATGGCCGCCCAAGACTTCGCCTCGGGCACGGTGCGCCGGTAGGTGCAGAAGTAGGCAGCGCCCCCGCTCCCCGTCGTGTAGGTGCCCGAGAAGGGGGTCGTCGGCCGCAGGGTGATTCGGTCGCCGAAGAACTCCCGCAGGTCGGAGTCATAGACCCCCGGCTGCGCGTTGGCGAGGCGGGACCACCGCAGGCGGTCGCGGGTGGTGAACCAGTCGAGGCCGGCGAAGCGGTCGGCGCGGCGGGAACGCACTTCGAGGTCGACCAGCATGGTGGTGAGAGTGCGCGCCACGAGGTTCCCATCCTACACGACGCGGCCGGGGCGCGACCAGGGGGCTGCTGGCCGGCGATCTTTTTTGCCCACCGTGCGCTTTTCCCCTTGACGTCCACGAAGGGGGTTGGTACCATATAGGCATGGTCAGGGAACACAACAACACGGAGCACGACATGGACGCCACGCCCCGGCAGCAGTTCGACGCCGTCATCATCGACCTCGACGCCGCCGTCGGCCCCCGCGTCTGGTACGCGGACGGCGTGGACGCCGAGGAGGTCGACGCGGTCATCCCCGATGGGTGGGAGGTCGACTACAGCAACCAGGTGGACGCGGACAGCGGCGGCTTCTACGCCCCGCTGGTGCAGGCGCTGGCGTAGCATGCAGACCTTCCTCCCCCGACTTCGCCGCCTAGACCGCCCCCCTCCCCCTCCCCCGCCCGTACCCGCAAGGGTCGGGGCTTTCGGGGTAGGAGGCTACGACACCGAGGAGGAGAAGATGAGCAAGGCCGCCAACATCACCATCGCCTACGGCCCCAACGCCCGCATCTGCAAGCGGTTCGTCGAGGGTCCCGTCAACCTGTGCGGGGCGACGGACGCGGGGGTGCGGATGCGCATCCTCCAGGCCGCCGACCTCAGGCCGTCCGACCTCCCCCGCTGGGCCGAGTGGACGGAGAACGGGCGCCGGGAGGGGATGGACTGGGACGTCGCCCGCTGACGAGTCCGCGGCGGCGGACGAAACGGGCTTCGGCCCGTCCGGGATGCACGACACCGAGGAGGACACCGTGGACGCCACCTGCACCCTGACCGGACACGCCGCCATCGACCACGCGGAGGAGCACAACCTGCTGCTCTGCAAGTACGCCGACCCCGAGGAGGGCGCCTGCGACGACCTGACGCGGGCCGAGGCCCGGGAGGTCGCCGCCGAGGACGCGGGGCTGATCTGGATGGAGGATCCCCTCCTCCCCGAGCTGATCGTCACCTGCGCCGTCGAGTGCGCCCAGGGCAACGCGAAGGCCGTCGGGCTCCCCGCCGAGCCCCACGACCCCTACGACGGCGACTTCGAGAACGGGCTGCACGAGCTCACCGGACCGGAGCCCACGCCCGAGACGGTGCGCACCTTCGAGATCGCCTACCGCGCCGAGCAGGACCGGCTGATCGACGAGGCCATCGACGGCGACGAGACCTACGAGTGGGCGCCCGGCGTGCTCGACGGGTGGAAGCCCACCCACCGGATCACCACCCTGGACGAGCCCGACGGCTTCGACGTGATGCTCGACGACGGGCCGGCCTACACGCTGGCCGAGTTCGTGCGGGAGACCGCTGCCGCCTACGAGTGCTGGGACGACGGCGAGTGGACCTTCCAGGGCCAGGCGTTCGAGGGCACGGTGGAGGCGCTGGCATAGCCATGGCCACGAAGAACGACGACGACACCAGGCTCGACGAGCTGCGCGCCAAGGCCCGCACCCCCGAGGGGCGAGAGGAGGTGGAGCGCCTCATCCAAGACGCCGGTCTCACCGACGAGGAGGAGATGGTCATCCGCCTCCGGTTGGGGCTGCCGTCCTGCGACACCTGCCCCCTGCGGCTGGGGAGGGACAACTAGATGACTGCCACCGTCTACCGAGTCACCTGGCAGGAAGAGCGCCCGAGCGCTCACCCGAGTCCGGACGGGACGCCGCGGGTCGTGCGGACTCGCCGCATCCGGTTCTACGCCACGCTCCAGGAAGGAGAGGAGCAGGCCAGGGAGCGCAGAGCCGTTTCCGTCTGTCCCGTGCTTCTGGACCGGCTCGAAGTGGCCGACCAGCCCGGGGTGCGCGCACTCGTTTGCGCACTGCTCAACGAAGGGCTGCCCGACGGTTCGACCATCATGTGCGTCCGGAGCTGGGATCCCACCACCAAGGAGAACGAGACCCCATGAAGACCAAGACCCCCACCCTCGCCCGCACCGCCTGCCAGGTGACGGGCCTCACCCAGCGCGGCCTCGCCCAGGTGCTCGGCTGCTCCCACACGCAGGCGTCGAAGTACGTGCGGGGGCTGGCGACCCCAACCGGATCGTTCGAGCGCGACCTGCAGCAACTCGCCCTCGACCCCCCCGAGCACTGGTCCTACCGCCTGCGGGACGAGGTCGATCAGGCCCGGCTGGACCACCCGGACCGGAGGAAGAAGGCGTCGTGAGGGCGACCGACTTCACCCCCGGCGAGCGCGTCGAGGATGTCGACCCCGAGTGCGCCGGCTTCGGCACGGTGGACCACTGCATGGCCTGCCAGGCTCCGAGACGGTGCCGCTCGGTCCCCGTCCTCTGGGACGTGCCGGCGGGCTACCTGCACGAGGTGGTCTGCGCGTCCCCGCGGTGGCTGCGGAAGGTGCGGCTGCTGGAGGCGCCATGATGCCCCGGCTCCCCCACCCCGAGCCACACCAGCTCCGTGCCGGCGTCGAACTGGACGCCTGGATCGAGTCCTACCTGTTCGAGCGCCCGGGCCGCTTCGTCAAGCGCGTGTTGCACTGGACGCACGAAGCCGACGAAGACCCGACCTGGGTACAGGCCCGGACATGGTTGCCGGATCGCATAGAGCCCGACACCTACGGGATCCGGCCCGGGGACATGCCGGACCAGTTCTCGACCAACCTCGCCGCCGGCTGGAAGGTGTGGAGGCGACTACAGCGCATCTACTCGCCCTCGCACTGGATCTGGACTTTCGACGACGAGGGGAACGTGGCGATCCACTTCTGGGAGCAGGTGAGCGTGTACATGGAGCCCTACAGCGCCGATTGGACCGTCGAGGGCGACTGCCTACCGCACGCCCTCTGCCTCGCCGCCGTCCGGGTGATTACCGACCGGTGGAAGGTGCCGAAGTAGCCCCCTACTTCCCCACCAGCGCCCGCTCCACCGCCCGGGACCAGTTCCGCCTGACCCGCTCCTGGATGTCCTTGCGCTCGAGCACCGCCTCGATGAAGGGGCGAGGGGGGATGACCCACACCTTCGCTGCCGGGCCCGCCGGCGGGTCGGCCTTGATGATGGCTCGCCCTTGCTGGTTGCCGTGGATTCGGGCGAAGACCGCGGCTCGCATCGCCGGCGTCACCCGAACCGTGTAGCCCTCATGGAGCGCTGCGCCGATGTTGACCAGCGCCTCCCCCTCCTTCCCCTTCGCCGTCTTCTTGACCCCGACGAAGACGCGGAAGTCGTCCAGGACCACCTTCGTG